AAACCTCCGAAGAGTACCGCGCGCATGCGTCAGCCTGGATTGCCGCCGCGCAGGGCCTCGAGGACCTCGAGCGGTGGGATGAGGAGGAGGCGTTGCGCGAGCGCTGCGGCGTCGGCGACGACGACGTCGCCTACCTGCGGCCGTTCTTCGACGCCAAGCATTTCGACCTTAAAAAGCAGGCAGAATAACCGATGCCCGGCGCCTATCGATCGACGCGCGAGCTTGTCAACGAGGCGCTTTCGAACCTCGGCGCGCTCGCCAACGGCCAAGTGGCTGACGTGGACGATGTCGCCTACATCACGGCGAACGTCGATCCGGTTCTGCGCATGCTCGCCGCGCTCGATGTCTGCTACGTCCCCGATCCCGACAACATCCCCGGCGAATTGTTCGTGCCGCTCGCCGCCATTCTCGCCGAGCAGTGCGCCCAGAAGTTCGGCTCCTCGTCCGACGACTTCGCTAAGCTCACGCAGAAGGGCCTCGGCGTGCCGCCGGGCTCGGGCGCAGGCGCCATGGCCATCAAGCAGATGACGCGCGGGCGGTATTCGATGGAACCTCTCAGGGTGTTTTATTACTGATGCGCACCGAGACATTAGCAGATGGCGTGGTGCTCTATTGCGGCGACTGCCGCGATGTGCTGCCGACATTGGGGAAGGCGGATGCGGTGGTGACGGACCCGCCTTATGGGATTGATTACGGACGATGCAGCGGCTTTTCGGCTTCCCATGGATGGGGACCATGGCGAGGGAATGTTGCTTGGGATAAAGAACGGCCGTCGCGCGAGAGCTTTGAGTTATTGCTTGCATCTGCGCACAACGTTCTTTTATGGGGCGGCAACTACTTTACAGACTTTCTGCCGCCCACCGACAAATGGTTGATTTGGGATAAAGGTCAGACTGACTTTTCCTTGGCTGATGTTGAAATGGCTTGGTGTTCATGGGGCGGCGCTGCTCGCCGAATTCTTTATCCGCGTGGTCGTGCCGTCTTTGATGGCAAAGAGCATCCGACGCAAAAGCCAATTGAAGTAATGAGATGGTGCATCAATCTCTTGCCGGCACCTGCAATTAGGCTCTGTGATCCTTTCATGGGCTCCGGGACCACCGGCGTTGCTGCCGTCAAACTTGGCCGCAAGTTCACCGGCATAGAGATTGAGCCTAAATATTTCGACATCGCCTGCCGCCGTATTTCCGAAGCATTGAAGCAGCCAGACCTGTTCATCGAGCGCCCCGCGCCACCAAAGCAAGAGTCGTGGCTTGACATGTGGTCCCGTCCTTATACCGGTCCCTATGCGACGGAAGCCGAATAGCCATGCGCGGTCCCGCTCCCATCAACTGGCCGCTGTCATCGTTCCCCGGCAATACGACGCATGAGGCGGCGGGCCGGCTCATCAACTGCACCGCGGAGCCGCTCGGCGAGGGCGGGCCTGCCAAGGCCGCCTATCACCGGCAGCCCGGTCTATCGCAGTTTGCGGCAACGACGCAGTCCGGCTATCGCGGCGGCCTCATCGTCAACAACCTCTCCTATGAGGCATGGTTCGGACAGGCGGCGACGGTCAATGCCACGGGCGCGCCATCCTCGCTCGGCAGCCTGCCGGGCTTCAAGAAAATCTCGATCGCCCGCAACCAGAACGCCGTGCCCGACGTGGTCGCGGTCGATATCGACAATGGCGCCTATATCCTCAGCACATCGCCGCTCGCCGTCGCCACGGGAACGGCGACGATTGGCGGCGCGATCTTCGTATCCGGCGATACCGTCGCATTGACCTTCAACAATGTCGCGGTGCCGGATTTTCCGGTGACCGTTATCTATACGCTCGGCTCTTCCGAAACTGCGGCAACCGTCGCGGCCGGCCTTGCCAATCTCATCGTCAGCAACGCCAAGCTGTCTGACAACAATCTTTCCGCCACGGCGGCGGGGAATGTTCTCACCATCACCCAGGATGGCAACATCGGCAACACGACGACGCTCGCCTCGGTCGTGACGATGATTGGTCTGGCGACCAGGCTGAGTAGCGCGGTGACCGGCACCGGCAACGAGACGGTGACGATCGTTCCGGGCCACGGCACCGCAACCGTGACCATTGGCGGCACATCGTTCAAGAACAACGACACGGTGTCGTTGACGTTTTCAAACCCGGAAAATCCGGCTTTTCCTGTGATCATCACATCGAACGTTTTGGCCACCTCGACCCCGACCAGCATCGCGACCGATCTCACATCCAAGATCAACGCCAATGCGACCCTGGTGGCCGCCGGCGTCAGCGCCAGCAATACGGGAGCCGTCATTACCCTGTTGCAGCCGATCGGCGACGAGACGGTAACGTTGTCGGGATCGACGCTATCCGGTGGCGCTGGCGTGCCAGGTATCGTTTTTACCGGAGCGCCGCTCAATTATACCGGAAATGGCCGGTTGCCGCAGCCGAACTCGGTATGTTTTCAGGACGGCTATTTTTTCTTCACCATCGCCGATGGCCGGGTATTCGCCTCGGGCATCAATCAACTGACGCAGAACTCGCTCACCTACATCACCGCGCAATCGCGTTCCGATGTCACGCTGCTGCGGGGCGTCGCCTATTCCGGCCTGTTGTTTCTGTTCTCGACCGGCCACTGCGAGGTCTGGGGAGACGCCGGCAATGTCGCGCCGAATTTTCCCTACTCGCGGCAAGCCGTGCTGCCGTACGGCCTGCTCCAGGCGAATGCCATTGCCGGCTTCGAAACCGGCTTTGATGACCTGTCCTGGGTGGCGCAGGATTTCGGGGTATGGGAATTGCCCTATGGGCAACTGCAGCCGACCAAGACGAGCCCGCCCGACCTCGATCGCCTGATCGAAGCGGAGCACCGCGCCGGCAATATCCTCGAGGCCTCGGTCTATATGTTCGGCGGCAAGAAGTTTTGGGTGATCCAGAGCCCCGACTGGACCTGGGAATACAACCTCTCGACCCAGAAATGGAACGAGCGGTGGTCGCTGAACATGGGTCTCCAGGGCCGCTGGCGCGGTACCGGGGGCCATCCGGCATTCGGCAAGTGGCTCCTCGGCGACGTGCAGGGCGGGACGCTCTGCTTCATCGATGACCACAACTACACCGAACTCGGCGCGCCGATGCTGCTGCGGCTCGAAAGCGCGCCGGTCATCGACTTCCCGAACCGCATTCGGGTCGCCAGGGCGGATTTTGATTTTACGCTGGGTGTCGGAACGTTTGCGATCCCGACGCCCACGGTCGCGATCTCGTGGTCGGACGATGGCGGAGTGCGGTGGGGCGTGCCGCTACTGCGCAGCCTCGGTCCGCAAGGGGTGTCGAAGAAAATCCGGGTGAGCATCAAGCATGCCGGCCTGACCGGCGCCCAGGGCCGCCGCTGGCGCATCGACTTTTCCGATCCCATCAATGCGCCCTTTATGGGCGCGACACAGAGCGATGATCCCCGGAGGTTCTGATGTCCTTCTCAAGGATGATCTCTGTGCCCCAAGCGGAGATGTCAGACAATTGGAATTTGATACGGCCCGCTATCGGCGCGGGAATGATCAGGATCATATGTTACGATCGCCATCTCCAATTGTACAAAATGGAAGTTCTATCGGCTGGCTATTACAAGGCCATTTCGCATAGCAAGAACGATGATGACGAGGACGGCCGATGACCTCGCTCGGCCCCTTGCCTCCGGTGACGGCGCGCCTGGTCGATCCCAACGGCCTACCGACCCAGGTATGGCGGCAGTATCTCATCGCGCTCGATGCGCTGGTGCGTGGCCTCCCCGTCATCGGACCGCTGCCGAGCGCCGTCAACGACGCGCAGGCGGCCAATGCCGGCGTTGCCATCGGCGGCCTCTACCAGAGCGGCGGCATCGTCAAGATAAGGATAAGCTGACATGGCGCTGTTCGATCAATTCACCGCGGCGCAGCTCGGCAATGGCATCAGTGCGCCCAACCCGCAGGCGACGGCCGGCGCGCCGGGCTACGGCATCGGCACCTGGGGCAACATCCCGCCCGGGCTTGCCGGCGGCCTGCAGAGCTTCGTCAACCGCGGCACGCAGACTATGAACCCCTTCATGCAGCCGCCCGGGGCGCCGGCCGGCGTGCCGCCCGGCAATGTCATGGGCGGCGGTGGCGGCATGCCTCCCGGTGGCATCTTCACCCCACCGCCGAGCCCGGTGACGTTCGGTGCCACTCAGGTGCCGCCGGATGCGCTGGCGGGCGCCCAGCATGGTATTCCCGCGCCCTATGCCGGCGCCTCCGTGCTGCCGCCATCGGGAACGCTCTCGTCGGCGACGCCGATCATGACGGCGCCACAGGGCACGGCAGCGCCGACGCTCGCCGGCGGGCTGAACCCGTATTTGAGAAGGTAGCGCCATGGGCATTTTCGACATCTTCTCGGCAGGGCCCGGTCAGAAGGCGGCGCAGGATCAGATCACCGCCATCAACCAGGGCAAGCAGGACCTCGCCCAGCAATACGGCTTGGGCCGCCAGGACATTACGACCAACTATGCCGCGGCGCTCGATCCCTGGACGAAGCAGATGGCCTATGCCGGCCGGGGCCAGGATGCACTCGCCGATGCACTCGGGATGAACGGCCCGGAGGGCAGCGCGCGGGCCGTTGCCGCATTCCAGAATGATCCCGGCTATAACTTCGCCATGGGCCAGGGCAACAATGCCGTGCTGGCGAATGCCGCGCGCACCGGCAGTCTCGCCTCGGGCAATACCAACATCGACCTGACGAAGTTCGCGCAGGGTCTCGCCAATCAGCAGTATGGCAACTACGTCAATCGGCTACAGCCATTTCTTGGGGCCGGCCAGACGGCGGCGGGCGGCGTTGCCGGCGTCAACATGGGCCAAGGCAATGCGCTTGCTGGCCTCGATACTGGGCTCGGTAATGCGCTCTATGGCGCCGACACCTCGATCGGCAAGGCGCAGGCCGGCGGCGACCTCGCCGGCTACAACGCCTCGGGCAACCTGTGGGGCGCCGGCCTTGCGCTCGCCGGCGATGTCGCGAGCGCCATGGGGGGCGGTAAGGGCGGCGGCAATCTGTTCGGCGCTTTCCAGAAATTCCTGCCCGGCGGCGGCGCGCCGCAGCCAGCATGAGGTGATCGGCCATGGCCGGCCCATCTGAGTTCATGGTGAACCCGCAGACGCAGCCGATCGGCCCGCCGAACATGGCCGAGGCGCTCTATCGGATGATTTCCGGCATTCCGGCGCAGTATCAGGCAGGCGCGGAAGGTGCATTCAAGCGCGGGCAGTACGCACGCACGGAGGAATTGCAGAAGCCGATCCTTGGTCCCGATGGCCAGCCGGCAACCGATTTGCCCACCATTCAACGCGAGTTACTGAGGAAATATGGCGCCGAGGGTGCCAAAGAGTTGTTTCCATACTTGTCTGGGCAGGAGGCGGATAGAACCCTTGGGGCGGGACCGCCCGGCTATCGCGTGGGTGGAGGCGGGCCGGAAGCCGACGCGGGGACGCCGGACCGTCCCGTTGACTCTCCTCATGGTGTTGATCCGAACATAATGCATGCAGCGGCCGGCGAACCTCCGCGAGAGGGAACGGCGCCAGAAGGCGGCGCAGGCGAAACCACGACGCATCAGAACCCGTTCCAACTTGCGGTCAATGCCGGCCTCGATCCGAATTCGCCTGAAGTCAAGCAGGCGTTCGGTCCGTTTCTCAATCGCGAGTTCACCAGCGACAGCCAGCGCAATGCCGCCGCACTGAAGATTGCCGGGCTCCAGCGTTTGGCGTCAGGCGCATATGGCAGTGCCGATGCGTCGCCAACTGGCGCGACGGCGCAAGCTCCGCCACGGCCCATGCAACAGCCCCAGCTTGGAACGCCGCAGGGCACCGAGGCCGATGCGCGTGCGTTCGAAGCCGAGGCCAAGGCCCGTGCCGACTGGTTGGCTACGCATGCCAGAAATGCCAGTCCGGGCGCCGTCAAGGGTGCGCAGGATCAGATTGCCCAGCTTTATTCGCGGGCCAAGTCGATCCGCGATGCGCTCACCGAACAAGCTAAGCCGACAACGGCGCAAAAGGAAGCTCCGCCCGGCATGTCGGTACAAGAGGCGGCAGCACATAAAAAAGCATTGGAAGATGCGGCGGCATCCAAGCAAAAGAATGTCGCCACTTACATCGAGAAGATAGGGCCAGCGCGTGAGGCCATGCATGTCATTGATGAAATGGACAATGCCCTTACGCACGGCTGGAACCACATCAGCACGGGTCCGGGCGCCAAGCAATTCCTCGAGGCCAAGAAGGCAGTCAACAACATCTTTCCTGGCACTTTCAGCAACGTCACGGAGGCGGAAACGCTCGACAAGCTGAATTCCCAACTTGCGGCGGCGGCGGCCAAGTCATTGACGGCTCGGCCATCGCAACAGGAATTCAAAGCCTTCATGGCTACCAATCCAGGATTATTGACAGCCCGCGAAACCTCCAAGGCTCTCCTCGACATTATGCGGCAAGCCAAACAGCAGGACCTTGAACTTGGCCAGATGGCGGATCGCTTCGTGCCTGGGCCGGGAAAGAACTGGTCGGACATCGAAGAGCAATACCAGCGGTCGCATCCCATTATCAGCCCGTTCACCCATAAGCCGATCGATGCCAAGCAGGCGCCGAATGGTAAATGGTATCGGCCCGATCCCGACCGGCGCGGGAAGTTTTTGGAGGAACAGTAATGCCCGACTGGGCTCCAGTCGAACATGATCCGTTCGCGGCGCCACAAGGGAGACCGGGCGTCGGCGGAGCTCAAGCCGGGGCCTCATGGGCACCGGTCGACCATGATCCCTTTGCCGATGCTGCTGCAACGAAAGAGGCGACTGCACCGGAACCGGAAGAGAGGCCCGGCTTCGCCCAAGCGGCGGCGACCAGCGCGAGAACTTTCGCCAACGATCTCCATCGGCAACGCGCGGCGGCATCACAAGGCACCACGCCGAACCTCGACGCCCATGCGGAGAATTTGATATCCGACGATGTGATGGAGGGCGATGACGGCAACCTCTACTACAAGGACAGCGAAGGCAAGTTACAGCGCACCGACACCAACAAGCATGTGGCGCTTCCAGGCGATGACGGACGGTTGAGAGTTTACGCCCGCACCGAGAATACCGACGAGGGCCGAATATCGTCAGCTGGTCGATTGCTGATGACCGGCATGGCTGCGGGCACACCGCGGTTTGGTGTTGCTGCACCGGCAGCCGGCGCCCGGGTGCTTGGCATCGGTAGCCGCACTGCCGCCCCGGCTGTGCATCCCGGATGGTTGCCCGCATCGTCAACGAATGAAGCCATCGACGCCGCAGGGCGTCTCGGTATCGATCTTCCGCGAGCGATTGCGTCCGAGAGCAAGAACGTCAACCTGGCCGGACAGGGCTTGATGAAGGCCCCTGGCGGCGCCCCGCTGTACAATGCAATCCACGAGGGTCAACAAGGCGAAAGGGGCCTTGCCGGCGCCCTAAAGCGGGCGGGCGAAGCGACCCAAGGCGTAGCGGACACCTCGGCGGCCGGCGAACGCGTCACCACCGGCATCGAGAATGTATTCAAGCCCGAGAGCCAGAAGCTTGTCCGGCAACTCTATGACCAGGTTGACAAGCTTGTCGATCCGACCAAGACCGCACCGCTGACCGAAACCCAGAACGTGGTTGCGGATATCCTTGCCCGAAGGATGGCACGCGGCAATTCCGATCGCGGAGCGGCGGTCGATATGATCGCGGGGGCGCTTGCGCGTCCCGGCGGTCTCACCTATGAGGGTCTCAAGGATTTGCGCAGCGCTATTCGTGAGATCAAGCAAAAGGGCGACACGGGCGGTCTACTACCTCCGAACATGTCGCAGCAAGAACTCGACAAGCTCTATCCCGCGCTCACCAAGGATTTGGGGAATGCCGCAGAGATAACCGGCGGTCCAGCAGCAAGGACAGCATGGGAACGCGCCAACACTTTGTCGCGAGATAGAAAAGACGTGCTGGAAGTTCTCGACAAGGTGATCGGCCCCAAAACGCGCAGCGACGAAGGCGTCATGAACGCGCTTCATCGCATGGCGGGAACCGGGGCCGGTGCAGACATCAAAACGCTGGCCGAGACCAAGCGGGCGTTGGAGGGTATTCCGGGGATCATGGGTGGTAAGCCGCAAGCATGGCAGGATGTTTCAGCCACGATCATCAGCCGTCTCGGCAAGAACAGTCAGGGAGAGTTCAGCCCTGCCCTCTTCATCAGGGATTTTAACGAACTTTCACCCGCTGCCCAGCGGATGCTTTTTACCGGTGTCGGGAAGGGGAATGTACTCGACGCCCTCAAGGATATCGCCACCGTTTCCAACAAGTACGTCCAGGCGGGGAAGCTTGGCAACCCGACTGGAAGTGGTACTCATGGTGCCATGTTGACCGCTCTCGTTACCGGTGCGACACGTCTCGCCAGCGGCGATGTTATGACACCGATCGGTATCGCCGCAGGAGTACTCGGCGCTAATGTAGCGTCTCGCTTGCTCGGCGCTCCCGCCACCGCCGCCAGCGTAGCTCGGTGGTCGCGGGCGATCGATAATCTGGCGCAGGCGCCGAAATTGCGGCCTTTGATTGCATACGATATCGCCAGCCGCAATCTTGGTAACACTGCGGCTTCCGCCATGGGCGATCCGTCGCTCGCGCCAGATTTCCAGAAGAAGCTTCAAGGCGCCGTACGACGCACTGACGAACGTTAAAATCATCATCCCCAGCGAAATATAGGCGAAAAACAAAGCGAAAAACAAAGCCATGCGAACCCTCCTCGCCGCAATCGCTATTCTATGGTGCTCTGCATCATACCCCCAGGGCATGATCCCTATTGCGCTGTCGCAACAGAGCGACATCAACGGCCGTCCCCTAGCCGGCGCGCAGCTCTATGTATATCAGGCCGGGACGGTAAATACACCACAAAACGCCTATCAGGATTTTGCGTTGACAATGGTGGCACCGTGGCCACTCGTCGCCGATAGCACAGGCCGGCTGCCGCTGTTTTTCCTGGCCACCGGCCAAGTGCATGTCCGCCTGGTGGACGTATTCGGGGCACCTGTTTTTGACGTTACCATGCCCGTCCTCGGCCCTGCCGGCGGCACCAGCGGAGGAGGCGGCGGTACGGTCGATCCGACCACGATCGCCACTACGGGCGACATCAAATTCCGGGCGACCGGGGAGGTGCTCACCGGCTGGGTGCGCCTCAATGGCCAGACGATAGGCTCGGCCTCGTCGGGCGCTTCCGCCCGCGCCAATGCCGACGCGCAGAACCTGTTCGTCTATCTGTGGACGAACTGCACCAACGCGCATTGCCCGGTTTTGACCGGCCGCGGCGCGAACGCGCTCGCCGACTTCAATGCGGGAAAGCAACTCGCCGTGCTCGACTGGCGCGGCCGGCTGCCGGTCGGCCTCGATGATATGGGTGCCTCGTCTGCGGGCCGCATTCTGTCCTCGAACGTCACCTCGGGCGGCGGCGACAGTCCGACGACACCGGGAGCAACCGGCGGCGAGGCAAACCATGCGCTGAGCGTCGGCGAGCTTGCTGCCCACAATCACACCATCACCGATCCCGGCCATATCCACACCTACGGGGCGGCGAGCCTCAATGCGGCGGCCGGCGGCGGTGGCCTGATTTCCGGCTCGAGCCTCAATACCGGCAGCGCGACCACCGGCATCACCGTCAACAACACCGGCAGCGGCGCCGCGCACAACACCATGCCGCCGTTCGTTCTGGGAACGTGGTACATCCGGTTATGAGCCATGGCCGACGAAACTGATTTCGGCGCGCCCGGACAGATTGACCGATCTCGGATCAGCGCCGAGCTGGCGCAGAAGCCATGGCTGCGCGATCGCCTCGGCCAGATGGTGAAAGGCGAGGTCGGCTCCAAGGCGAGCGAAGAGGTCCGCCGTATCCAGATGGAAACAGCGATGAACCGCGCCCTGGCGCGCGGCCATTCGCTCGAACAGGCGCTGTGGGACACCGGCATGGCCGGCAGCCGCGGCTATTATCCGCGCGCCTCGTTCACCCGCGGCGGCTACGACAAGGACACGTTCGGCGGTGATCTCGACGCCGTGCTCGCCGGCTCGAACTATGCCGGCAAGTACGGCAAGGGCCTAATCACCGGCAATGCATCGGCGGACGTTGCCAGGCATCAGTTCCAGCGCGGCACGCCCGGCTTCACGCTCCAGACCGGCAGCGGCCCGGAAAGCTATTTCAGCGAAGGGCCATTTCGGGAAGGCGCTCCGTCCTCGCCACAGATTGCCGGCGCGGCGCCGTCGCAAGACACCAACTATGCAGCGCCTTTGGCGGCACGTCTGCAGGCACCGGCCCAGCCCAGCCAGGACACCAATTATGCGTCGCAGCTAGCGTCCATGCTCGGGCCAAACCTGCAGCGGCTCGGCCAGAGCCTGATGGCAGCAGGGCGCAAGCAATCGCAATTGCCCGACATTGCGAGCGGCATGCCGCAAGAAATCTCGCAATTCATCGTGTGAGGTGACCGATGACTTGGTATGGCAATGATCCCGCAATCGAGTTTCGCGACATCGAGAGCCTGCGCCAGTACATCCGCGGCCTCAACTATTCGAACTGGCGGCCGTCGAACTTTGCGATCCACAACACGGCATCGCCGACGCTCTATCAATGGTGGCACTCGGTGCCGCCGGCTGAGCGCATGGTGAACCTGCAGCACTATTATGAGCACGACATGGGCTGGTCGTCAGGGCCGCATTTCTTCATCGACGGCAAATCGTGGTGGTGTATGACGCCGCCCAATGTGCGCGGCGTCCATTCACCGTCGTGGAACGGATACATGCTCGGCTTCGAATGCGTCGGCGACTACGCAACCGAGAGCGACGAGACCTCGAACATGCCGGCCTACCCTGGCGGCGCCGACGTCATGAAGATGGCGCACGCGCTCTCGGGCGAGGTGTGTGCATTCTTCGGTTGGGATCCCGGCAATCTCAAGTTCCACAAGGAGGACCCTGCGACCTCGCACGACTGTCCCGGCAAGAACATGGTGAAAAGCGAGTTCATCGAGGACGTGCGGGAGTACATGGGGAGCGGGGGAGGGGACACCGACACGCCGCCGGATCCGCGGCCTGGCATAGTGTCGGGCCTTGCTGCCGGCGACACGCTCAACATCCGTGCAAGTTCGTCCTCCAGCGCGCCCATCATCGGCGAGGCCGAGAACGAGGATGCGGTGACGGTCGTCAACGAGGCATGGAACGGCTCGACGCTGTGGTACCGCATCAAGATCGGCGAGGCCGAGGGTCCCGGCATTGCCGTATTCGGATGGGTATCTGCCGCCTATGTCACGGTGGAGGCGGTGCCGCCACCCGACCCCGGTGAGCCCGACACCGAACCACCGGAGCAACCCGACAACCCTTTCGACGTGCCCCTCGAAAACCGGCCCACGCTGAGCCGGGGCGACGAGGGCGCCGACGTTCGTGATCTGCAGTGGATGCTCAACGGACAGGGTGCCGCCATCGAGGAGGACGGCGATTTCGGCGGCGCGACCGAGGACGCGGTCCGCAATTATCAGGCCTCGCGCGGCCTCTCCTACGACGGCGTCTGTGGCCCGCAGACCTGGGAAGCGCTCTACGAGCAGATGCCGGCTTTGCCGCCGCCGCCGCATGCGCTCAGCCAGCAGGAAATGGCCGACATCTGCGAGATCGCGAACGCGAGTCCGATCCGAAATTACCATTGGAGGGACAGATCGGTAGCGCCTCAAGGCTACACCCAAGGCATGGCCTGCGCATTTGCCCAAACAATGAAAAAGCTCACGCAAGGTCATCCGGCGGCGGTCGAGATGGCGAAGTCACGGGTTCCCAGCGACAAGGACGCCCTGCACATCTATCAGAAGAACTTTGCCGCGCTCGGCATGTCGAACGATGTGGCTGGCCTCGACACTCTGCGCCACCTCTATGCCCTGATGTTGGGCTCAGGGATGAGAGAAAGCAGTGGGCGTCATTGCGAGGGCCGCGACCAGTCCGCCAGCAACACCACCTCGGATACGGCCGAGGCGGGCCTGTTCCAGACGAGCTGGAACGCCCACAGCGCCAGTGATCCCGAGTTCTCGAACCTGATGGCCGAATACGGCAACAGCGCCAACAAGGCGACCTGCTATCTCGGCGTCTTCGATGATGGTGTGTCATGCTCGTCCTCGGAGTGGGACTGCTACGGCAGCGGCCAGGGCTATGAGTTCCAGAAGCTCTGCAAGGAATGCCCCGCCTTCGCTACGGAGACGCACGGGCTGACGCTGCGTAATCTGGCGAACCATTATGGCCCGATCACCCGCAAGGAGGTCGAACTGAAATCCGATGCCGAGCGGATGTTCCGGGCGGTGCAGGACTACATGGACGAGGACCGGCACGCGGCCAAAAGTGCTCGCCGACATCCGAAGGGCAAGACGAAGGTAGCACGGCGATGATGAACCCCGGACCCGTCGAAGAAGCCGGCCGGACCGCCCGCGGCATCATCAAGGCCCTGAGGGGCCAGCCCGGCATCCTGGCGCTCGTAGTGTTTCAGACGATTACCTTCGGCGCTGTCGGCTGGTCGGTTCACCAGCGCGCCGAGGACATGCAGGAGGAGCGCAAGATGTTTGCAGCGGAACGGTCGTTGTTCATCGACAAGTGCGTCATTCCGATCCCTGGGAATGTGCCGCTGACGATGCGCTGACCTGGGGAAGCGGGTTCACCCGAGCACGCTGCGGAATGCGGCATTGGCCATCTGCTGGGCATGTTCCATCGCACCAAAACTGATCTTGCCGCGCCTGAACTCGCACTGTGCCGTCGCCCATTCGATCGCGGATACGATCATGTCGGGACCGAATTCCCGCAGGGCGCGATTGGCGTCCATGCCGGTGTTCCGCGAGAAGAGTTTTCCGAAATTCAATGGGACGAGATCGGGACACGCGACGAGGCTGCGTTCCAAAGCGACGCGGCCGGCGCGGTCGTCATCGACTGCGATGTAGATGGGGGAAAACCTCGTCGCGAGCGTGAGAATTAGGGCGATGCGCCCGGCCGCTCCCGCGGCCCATGCGCTCCACCCCGTTGCACGAGAGAGGCTTGCGGCGTCCTCGATGCCTTCGGCGATGATCAGCTCCGGGTGTTCGAGATTTTCGCTCACGACGATCGGCTGGCCGGCCGAGGGTCCGATCATGACCTTGTCTTTTTCGGTACCGGCCTTCGCCGATCCGTCGGCAGAGAGTTTGGTGAGATGCACGCCGGTGACTTCGGCGGTGCCGAAGCGGCCGATCATCGTCGGGGAATGACTGCCGCGTGGCGGCAAGTAGCGCAACGAGGGCGAGGCGACAAAACATCCTCGGGCATGCAGATATGTTTCGGCGAGGCTCCCGGTCAGCGGCAGCGATCGCGACCACAGGCGGCGGGCCAGCTCGGCGCGATCCGGTCCAGGCTCTGTTTCGGTACGTGGACGCTGTGGCCGCTGCTCTCTGATGTTCCGCGCGTCATTCACCCAGCCCCCAACTTCGCAACGCACGCACTTGAATGTGACAAACTCCCCATCGTCCCAGATGCGCAACACCTTTCGGGCGCGATTGGCAGCGGAGCGGCAGTCGGGGCCGCACAGCGGGCAGGCCACATCGGTCACGCCGACATGGCCGGCATTGAGCCTGCGTAGGGTGAAGACGTCGAGCACCAGTCAGTCCTCCTGCCCGGCAGATGGAGGACCGGCGAGGGCGGCGCGGGGTATCCATCGTTTATCAGGTGTAACATTTGTTACACCTGGCCGCATCAACGCGAAACTCGTAGCGGATACCGTCTGTCATGAACCTGCAACGCCGCGAGTTCGGCGCGGAGACGGGTGATTTCGGCAGCGGCGAGTCTAAGATCGTCTATTGCTTCATCAAGTGTGCAACGTAAAGTGTCGGGCCACGCGCGATGTAGAAGTCGGGCAACCAGATCATCCTCGCTCATGCTGCCTCTCCCCTCTTGGCGGCTGGAATACGTCCAGTCGGACCGAAATCCTTTTTCGTCGGATCACATCTGCCCCAGATCGCCCCGCAGCCTACCCGCAGGGCGCGCCAGAGTGTTTGTCCGCACCAGGCGCACTCGCGGGTGCGGAGCCACGTCTCGCTTCGGCCGGTCAGTTCTCCGGCTTCCTTCGGTGTCATGCTCATCTCTCGTCGCACTCGCTCACCACCCTCACCGCTGCGTCGAGCGACATCAGTTCATCGACGGTGCCGATGCGGTCGATAAACAGCTCCAGGGCAATCCGCAGCTTGGCCTTTGCAAAGGCAGAGCAACAGTGGCCGCGCGCTCCCATGTCTTCGAGCACTTGCCATGCGGCGTCCACCAAGTCCTCGATCCAAGCATCGTCCAGGGTGATGGGATCATCGTCGCTCATGCGTCACCTTGCTTCGGTCTTACCAGTCGCAGAAAATTCGGCAGCGGCTCGACTAGGGCGCGCACCAGCCGCCGCCGGATGTCGAAATAGTCGCCGCTCGAGATGGTACCGAGATCGCGGCGACGCGCCAAGATGGCGAGCGAGGCCCGCGCCTCGGCCGGCGTCTCGCAGGGATAGACCCACGGGCGATAGGCGATCGTCATGGCGGCAGTTCAGATCGGGCCTTATAGTCGGCGGCGATCTCGGTCATGAGCGCAATCTGCCGGTCGGCCTTTTCCCGTGTGAGCTTTCCCTTCTCGACCATCCCCGGATAATAGCGCCTGCGCATCTTCAACTCGCGCTCAGCCTCTTCCTGCTTCTGAACATCGGTGAACATGGCAGTCACCTCGCTCTGCTTGCCCGGACGGGCGTCCCATCGAACTTGCGCCCGCTGATAAGCAAGCCATTTGGTCCTGGCGGAAAACTCACGCCTCATATCGCTCCCGTCTTCTCGGCCTCGATCCAGCCGTGAAATTGCTGCACGAGATCGAGCCACCGCTCGCCCGCGGGCGTTCCGGCCATGAACTCGGAGCGGGACCGAACGC